GGGTAGACGACCTTGTATCCGGCAATGCCGCCCCGATCGCATGGGTATGCGAGGATGATCTTCGCACCGATGTAGCTTTTCATCTCTGGCATGGCGACAATCCTTACTTGGCGATCGCGGCGCGTACCGCGGCGTCCTTGGCCTCGAGCAACTTGCGCAGCGCGACGGTGCGTTCGGCGTTGCGGGGCAGCCACAGCGTGATGCGGTTCGCGAGCCCGCAGAATTGCTGTGACACCACCTTTAGCTTGTCGGGTAGGTGCGAGTACCGGAACCACTGCAGCATCGGCTCCTCGGCGAGACGCGAATCCATGCTCGGGTCGAGTTCTATGTCGATGTTCAGCGCCGCATTTATGTCGTTCATCGTGTCTCCTCCGTCCGTCTCATGCCGCCACTGGCGGCGCCTGCTGCGCGGCGGGTGCCGCGGGTAACTGCGCGGGCTGCTGTTGCCCCTGCGCCATCGCCTGCAGGGCCGCGGCGCGCTCTTCCTTCTCTTTGATCTGCGCTTCGAGCTGGCTCATGAAGCGGAAGAAGAGGCCGAGCCGCGCCGTGACCTCGGGGTCCTGCATGTCGTGGATCATGCCCATCTTCGCATCGACGTACGCCGCGCCGACCTTGAGCAGAAGCGCGGGCGTGTTCATCCACTTCTCGGGGCCCATGTACTGGCCATGCGCCTCGTCGAGCTCCGAGTACAGCCAGTTGTCGATCTGGCGCTCCACGTACTGCTCTTCGGCGCTCGATAGCTGCGAGCCGACCGCGCCCGGCACGTCGTAGTGCTGCAGGATCGCGGCGTACGCTTCTCCGGTGATGATGCCGGCCTGCATCAGCTCTTCAGCGAGCTCGAGCCTGTCGGCGGGCGTGTTCGCCGTCCCGCTCACGGCCTCGGCTTCGGCGCGGTACTTGTGCTTGGTCAGGATGTCGAAAACGTCCGAGTCGATCTCGCGCAAGAACCCGTTCTCGCCGCCGCCCTTCCACAGGCTCTTGAACTCGGCGCCCGCCGCTCGTAGCTCCTGTGCGCAGCGGATGATCTGCTTCGCCGTCGCCGGCCCCACGCAGCGCGAGAACTCCTCATCGATCGCGCTCAGCCGCTCGTAGCCCTGGTTCTGCACCAGGCGAATGGCCACGCCGGACGAGAGCCCCTTCTCGCGCGACGCCGTGACATTGGCCTCGCTGATGCCCGTAAGATCGAAGATCGCGGCCTTGTGCCGGTCGAGCAACTCCAGGATGAGCGGGTGGAACGGGGGCGGCGGCTCGTACACCGGGCGCCGATCCATCGGGCCCGTGAACGGGACCATCTGCACGTTCTCGATCTTCGCGATCAGCTTCTCATCGGTCACCGTCGGATCGTAGAAGACCACGCCCTTGGGTGTCAGGCGCTCGGCGTCGTCGACACTCGCCAGGATCTCGTTCAGTCGCCGATGCGGTGCCATGATCCGCTCCAGCACGGTGTGGCCCCAAACCCCCGCTAGTTGGCGCAGTGGGCAGAAGATCACGCACGGCAGCTCCGTCGACTTGTACGGCTTGTGCTCGAGCAAGGCGCCTTGGATCGCCATGCAAAACACGCCGTCTACGCCGCCGTTCTTCTTCCCTCCGCCCTGCTGCACGCGCCATCCCTGCGCCACCGGCACGCGCTTCAGTTCGTCAGCGGGGAACTCGTCCTGTGTCAGGTCGCTCACGCCCGAGAGCGGCCCCGAGGGCTTCTCCGCCGCAAGGTAGATCTGGTCACGGAGCTGCGGGTAGCGCGCCGCCAGCCGATCCGGGCTCCAGTAGGTGATCCGCGCGACGCTCGCGATGCCGTCGTAGGGCAGCCCCGAAGTCTCGATGAACAGGTTCAGCGTGTCATCGAGCTCCGCGATGACCTTCCCGTCATCGGGGTCCGCGAAGAAGAACACGGCGGCGGCAGTTGTCGCCGTGATCGCCAGGCGCGCGGCGTGCCGCCAGAGCGCCCAGAGATCGGGGAAGATGCCCTGCTCTTCGTGCATCTGACCCTCGACGAAGCGCGCGCCCAGTACCGCTGCACGCTTCACCTGCCAGCCGCCATCCGTCACGACGAATTGCGTCTTTGTCTTCGTCGTGAAGACCTTCGAGTCGACGGTGTCGATCAGGCTCGCCGCGAGATTCCAGGTAATCGTGTAGCGCGAGCGCTCACCGCTCACCGAGTCACGTTCGAGCTCGAGCTCTTCGGCGTTGTCGTACGCGCTCGCTGCGAAGTCCGACAGTGCGAGTCCCGAGTACTGGCAGAGCAGGTTCGTCGCGCGCTCACGTCGCGCCTTGGCCCGATCGCGATGACGCTTGGCCAGCGCCAGTAGTGCTGGGCCTGACTCCTTTTTTTGCAGCTCGTGCCACAACCGTGGTTCGGCCATCCTGGTAGGACAGTTCCTGTCACACCATCCGGGACTTGACAAGTGCTATGTTTCCTACTCAGGGCGACGGTAGGACAGTTCCTGTCCCACCAAAAGCCTCCCCTAGCCCCACGTGATCCGCGATCCAGAATCCGGCGAAACCCTCGCTCGCCTGCTCATGGCCGCGGCCGAGAGCACCGCTGGCGCAGCCGAGACGTGGCAGAACATCCTCGCGGATCTGCACGAGAAACAGCGCGCGTTCGTGCTCGATACCGCGTCGCGCAAGTGCGCGCTGAAGGGGCGCCGCGGTGGCGGCTCGTACGCGATCGCCGCGTGGCTACTCGAGGAGTGGCACCTCTGGCCCGGGGCGATGTCGCTCTACATCGCGCTCAGCAAGGACCACGCGAAGAGCATCCTGTGGCCCACGCTCATCGAGCTCGATGAGAAGTACCAACTCGGGGCCACGTTCAACGGGCAGGAACTCACCGCCACGCTGCCCAACGGGTACGTGGTGAGGATGTGCGGCGCCAAGGACAAGATCCAGATCGAGAAGCTCCGCGGCTTCGCCAAGGGCGCACGGCGCGTGGGCATCGATGAGTGCGGCTCGTTCCAAGCCCACGACGCGAACTTCCGCTACCTCATCAACTCGGTGCTGTCGCCGCAGCTGATGGACACGCATCACAAGGGCGGCGGGCAGATCGCGCTCATCTCGAGCCCAGGCCTCGCGCCGATGGGCGTGTTCTTCGAGAAGACCACGGGGCGCGATCACATGGGCAAGCCCGTGCGACCGTGGAAAACGCACCACTGGACCGCGCTCGATAACCCGTACGTCGGCGCGCAGAGCTACCTCGTTGAGGAGCTGGAGGAGGGCGGCCACATCCTCGACGGCACGCCCGCCGCGCAGATCGTCGCCGAGCTGCTCGAGCTGAAGGACACGCCGCTTTCAGATCCGGCGTGGATCCCTCTGCTCGCGCGGCTCTCGGTGTCGTTCCGCCGCGAGTACCTGGCCGAGTGGGTCAAGGACAAGGCCGCGCTGGTCTACAACGCCGAGCCGCACCACCTGCTCCCACCCGGCTGGAAGCTACCCAGAGGCGTCTACCGCATCGTCATCGGCTGTGACCCGGGCTGGTCCGACGGCAACGGGTTCGCGGTCGCCGCGAAGCCGCTCGAGGCGCCAGACATCTACCTGCTGCGCGCGTACTACCGCCCGGAGATGAGCACGGCGGACATTGCCGACGAACTGAAGATGCTCAGCGCCGAGTACCACACCGGCGAGATCTACGCCGACACCGGTGGAGAGGGAGATCGGCTACTCGCTGACTTCGACCACTGCGGGATCCTCGTTCAGCGCGCGCAGAAGGGGCTGAAGAAGCCGCGCATCGAGTACACGCGCTCTCTGCTGGACCGGCGCAGGCTCTGGATCTCCGCCGACTGCGTCGACCTGGTCCAAGAGTGGCAGGCCCTGCCGTGGGACGAGCATCGGCAGAGCCACCGAGACGGCTTCTACGATGACGTGGCGGACGCTGGGCTCATGGCGATCTGGCCGCTCTCACAGAGGTTCGTCGAGCCGCATTCGCCGCCGCCTGCGCTAGGCACGCCCGAATGGCGCGCGCTCGAAGCCAAGCGCGAGCACGAACTTTCCGTCCGCATGGGTAAGCGGATTCGGAGGCCGCGGAAGCGGCTACTTCGGTGAACTCCGCCACGGAAAGCCGCGTACGTCGAGCGGGTTGCCTTCGAGATCGCGGTCGAACGGCTCGACATTGAAGCACAGTCCACCGTCACCATTCGGTGAGTAGTGCACGTTTCCGTCGAGCGTATGCCCCATCTCGCACCCGTAGCACCGACCCTGGGCAGCTAGTTGCCGCGCCTTGGCCTCCGCGTTCGGATCGCGTCGGGTCTGCAATCCCAGGGCCGCCCGAATCGGCTCGTCATGAACGAACCGATGACGGACGTCGTCGGTGGTCGACTCGATCGCGACTGCCGTGTCGAGCGCACGAGCGACGGCGGCCAGTCGGTCTTTGCAGGACTCTTCTCGTTGCTTCGCCGCGGACATGGATACCTTGGCCAGGACGGCGTCTTCGTGCGCGCTCTCTCGCTCTTTGGCGCGCGACGTCATCACGGCCAACTCGCGCTCCAGCTCGACGATGCGCTGCCTATTGAGCCTACTCAGATCGCGCAGGGCGGCAACGGTCTCCTCCAGCGCTTGGATCGTGTC